ATCCTAAAGCGCAAAGAACTCAATTAATAAATGATATCGTTGAAAGTGGTAATGTAGAAAGGGTTTGGTTATTAACGGGTACACCTATTGCTAATAAGCCAATGGACTTCTTCAATCTATTAAAGTTGGTTAAATCACCGTTGGGTGGTAATTGGAAATTCTATGCACAAAGGTATTGTGATGCTAAACGTTTTTATAAAAAATTAAATAACGGTAGAACAAAACAAATTTGGATTACTGATGGTGCTTCAAATTTAACTGAATTAGGTATTAGGACTAAAAACACTCTTTTAAGAAGACTTAAAACTGAAGTGTTAGATATGCCTGATAAGACCATAACTACTCTGTACCATGACTTATCTAAGCGTGGTTGGAATGAATATGAGAATCTTTGGGAAGAATATTTAGAGAAAAGGACTGAAGAAGGTAAACGCACAAATTCATTGAGTAAAGACTTGGTGGAATTAGGTTTATTAAGAAAATTTATTGCAATGGAAGTGATTCCAAAAACAGTTGAATTAGCTAACGATGCCATTGAACAAGGTCAAAAGGTTGTTATATTTACAACTTTTACGGATGAATTGGAAGAGTTGGCTGAAGAATTTGGTAGTAAATGTGTTATTCACAATGGTCGAATGTCAGTTAAAGCTAAACAAGATTCAATTGATAAATTTCAAAACAATAAGAAAACCAAAATATTTATAGGTAATATCACTTCCGCTGGTGTTGGTATTACATTAACCGAAGGTACCGTAGTTATATTTAATTCATTTAGTTGGGTACCAGGTGATAATGAACAGGCAGAAGATAGATGTATATTTGGTGACCAATGGGTTATGACTGACGATGGATATAAAATGATTCAAGAAATTGAAATTGGAGATAAAGTTTATACACATAAAGGTAATTTTAAAAATGTAATAGATAAAACCTCTAAATTAGAACGTAAAAAATTAAGATATGATATAAATGCCTTCGGATATAATAATAATTTATCAGTTACACATGACCATAAATTATATGTATATGATAAAATAGCAGAAGAATTTATTTGGATTGAGGCAAAAGATTTAAATATCTTAAGCCATTCTTTAACAATAAGAAGTGAAAGTCAACCAATAAGTAGGTTAGAAGAATTAAAAATACCAAGTTTTAAAAGTAAGTACTTTAAAAATAATCATAATGTTTTACAAAGTAATGGTAGGTTGGTTACTTTACCTAAAAGTGTTTTATTAACTAATGATTTATTATATGCTTTTGGGTTTTACATTGCTGATGGATGGTGTAGCATATCTGATAATAAATCAGATACAATTAATGTATGTCAAAAAATAACTAACGCTAAAATGTATGATGCCTCGGAATATATTATTGATATAATAAAAAAAGGTTTTAAAATTGATAAACATTCATCTTATATTGATAAGAATGGTACAAAAACTTGTACAATTCATTCTAGTGAAATGGCAAATTTATTTAAAATGTGGTTTGGTAAAGATGTATATTCTAAACAATTACCATATTGGGTTGATTATTTAAATAATGAACAACTAAAACATTTATTAGATGGGTATTACCACGGTGATGGCTACCAACGTAAAAATACACAACAAGCTACTACCGCTTCTTTAAAATTAATATCACAATTGGTTAGATATAATGCTAATATAGGTAGAAGTGTTAGTTTATCTAATAAAGATGTTAATAATTACTCAATTGAGTATTCATTAAATGGAGTTGAAAATAAAAGAATTAATCAAGTAGGTAATTATATTACTTACCCGATTAAATCAATTAAAATCTCAAAACCTAAAAGGGGTGAGGAAAGGGTTTATGATTTATCAGTAGAAGATGACCACTCATTTGTAGTTGGTAATTATAATGTTCATAATTGCTTTAGGATTGGGCAGAAAAATAATGTTTCAGTTTATTACCAATTATTTAGAGGGACTATTTCATTAGCAATGTGGTATTCACTTATGAGTAAACAAAAGAATATTGATAAAATATTAAATGCTGGTGATAAACATAGTGAAAGATTATCTAAATTAATAAATGAATTAGAAGAAAATGGATTAGAGTTATGATAAAAATTTATACAAGTGAAAAATGTGATTACTGCGAAGAACTTAAGGAAAAACTTGAAAAAGAAAATATTAAGTTCTTTGATGTTAACGTTGATGATGAGAAAAACAAGGATGAGTGTACTAAACTTTTTAAATTTGCTGGTGAGCCTGTAATACCGATTATTATTAAGAAACCACATGTTTTGGTACCAAAGAGAAGTTTTAATACCATTGACCAAGCAATTGAGTTGATTAAATCCATAAAATAACATATTTATAATAAAAACGAAAATGGACTTTTTTATAAAAAAAGGGAGTACACTCCCTAGATTAACTATGGAATTAATAAATGATGGTCGAAATGACTATGATGCATTCCATGATAGACTTCAAAATTCAGTCATCACATTCTGTATGGAAGATGTTAACACTGGTGTTAAAAGAATTGGTGGTAAAGATGCATTATGTATTTTAAAAGACCCTTCGAGTGATTGCACTGGTGAAGAATATTACATCGGTTACCAATTTTCAGCAAAAGAAACTAAAAAAGCTGGAACTTATCGTGGGGAATTCACAATTGTATTTAATGATGAATCTGGTAAACTTATTGTGCCAATTAGAGAAGATTTAACTATCCACATCCTTGATAATTAAGTCTTAAATACCTGGTATAGAACAAATTATTTAAAAAAATATCATAAAATACTTGTTTTTTGCTATAAAATTAGGTTTTTTTGTCTAAAATAGGTAGAATAGAATGGTTAATAATGAACAGGTAGCAAGGTTTCTTGAAGGTAGACATCCTGAAAAATATATTGTTGGAATTGAAATTCCGTATGGTGATGATAAGGTAAATTTAATCATTAATGACCCTGAAACTGGTAAAACCATAAAAAAGGATAAAATTAAATCATTCTTATGGTTTAAAGAAGATGTTACCAAAATTATGTATGGTGGTAAGAGGAATAAAATTACTCAAGCCACAAAAAAATTCGGAGTAAAAATTTCTAGATTAAAGACATCACTAAATAACCAAACTCCAGTCCCTAGAATTGATAATGGTTTTAAATTTATGGCCAAAGTCGATGGACAATATTCTAAATTATTAAATTTCTTCAAACAAGGTGGTATTGATGTATATGGTAAAAGTCATAAACATTTATTTATGGCCATTAATCCAGTTGAACAATACTTAATTCAATCTGGAAAGCGTTTATTTAAAGGTTTTGAAGATTATGATGAACTACACAGACTTCAATTTGATTTAGAAACAACTGGTCTTTACCCTAAAGGGGTTTTATTATCTGATGAAGAAATTCAAGATATTAATGATAGAAAAGGCACTGGTGAAGATTTAACTAAATTATATGAATTTGATGGGAATAACGAACCATTAAGACATAAAGACGCTAGAATATTTCAAATTGGTGTTAAGGATAATAGGGGATTTGAAGAAATCTTAGAAATTAACCCTGATGGTGACCAAAGAGAAGAAGAATTATTAGTAATTCTTAAATTCTTTGAAATAATTAAGAAATTAGAACCAGATACTATTGCTGGGTATAATTCAGAAAACTTTGATTGGAGTTTCATATTTACAAGATGTGATATATTAGGTGTTGATATCGAACTGATGGCTAAGACTTTGGACCCAACAGGTAATAGTAAAATTAGAAGAAAAGATAGTTCTATAAAATATGGAGGTGAAACTGAATATTTTAAACAAACAATGATGTTTGGTTATAATATTCTAGATGTTTATCACGCTGTGCGTAGAGCAAAAGCAATTAATTCAAATATTAAGAGTGCTGGCTTAAAGTATATTACTAAATATACCAAAAAGAATAAACCTAATCGAGTTTACGTGGAAGGTAATAAGATTTATAGCATGTGGGCTGATAGAGAGACTTCTTATGCGTTTAATAACGTTGATGGTGAATATTATCCTATTACGGATAAGACTCCATTAAAAGAAGGATATGAGCTTGTACAAGGTCGTGATATTGTAAGACGATACTTATTAGATGACCTTTGGGAAACTGAAAAGGTTGATGAGGAATTTAATCAAGCGGCTTTTTTATTATCTAAAATTATTCCAACATCATACTCAAGGTCAACTACCATGGGTACGGCTGGTACTTGGAAGTTAATTATGATGGCGTGGTCATATGAAAATAGATTAGCATTACCAGCAACTACTGATAGACATACCTTTACTGGTGGATTATCTAGACTTCTTGAAGTTGGTTACAGAAAAAACGTTGTAAAACTGGATTTTGCAGCCTTATACCCTAATATTGAGATTACCCATGATATATTCCCTGATGTGGATATTTCTGGTGCTATGAAGAGTATGTTATTATATATCGCTAATACAAGGGATACATTTAAGGCACTTATGAATGAACATAAGGGTAAAGCTAGGACTATTGAAGCAATTTTAATAGAAAAAAATGATACACTTACACCTGAACAAAAAGCTCGTGGTGAAAAGGCTCTTAAGGAACATAAGTCATTAGCTGCAACATATGATAAAAAACAATTACCTATTAAGATATTAGGTAATTCATTCTTTGGTTCGTTAGGTGCACCTAATATATTTAATTGGGGTGATTTAGAATGTGCTGAAGAAACAACATGTAGAGGTAGACAATATTTAAGATTAATGGTGAAATTTTTTGTTGATAAGGGATTCACACCATTAATCGGAGATACCGATGGATTTAATTTCGCTATACCTGATAACGTTAATGATTTTAAATTCATTCCTAAAGGTACTCATAGATTCACTGAACCTGATAAAGATAAAGAATTAGTTGGTTTAAAGGCTGTTGTAGGTGAATTTAATGAATTATATATGATTGGGCGTATGGGACTTGATATTGATGATATTTGTGAAACTACTATTAATTTCGCTAAAAAGAACTACGCTAACCTTATTGATAGTAAGATTAAATTTGTTGGTAACACAATAAAATCATCTAAAATGCCAGGTTATATTGAAGACTTTTTAGAAATGGGAATTGAATACTTACTTAGTGGCGATGGTTATGGTTTCGTTCAATTATATAATAAAACAGTTGAAGATATTTATAATTTCAGAATTCCACTTGTTAAGATTGCTTCTAAATCTAGTGTTAAAGAATCGATTACTACATACAACAAAGATTGTAAAACATTAACTAAATCTGGTTCAGCTAAAGCTAGAAAAGCTCACATGGAATTAGCTATTAGAGATAAATTGAAAGTTAATTTAGGTGATACCATTTATTATGTTAATACGGGTACATCTAAATCTCATGGTGATGTTCAGAAAAAACCTTTACCAACTGATGAACAAAAAGAATATAAAAAAAAATATGGTAAGTATAAAAAAAATGCTGATATAGATTATGAAATTAATTTAAACTGTATGATGATTCCAAGTGACCAAATTGAAAACAATTCTGAATTGACTACTAGTGAATATAATGTACCAAGATATTTAGCTAAACTTAATAGTAGAATTAAAGCATTAATGGTTTGTTTTAATGAAGAGATTAGAGAGAATATTATGGTTGATATGGTTAGAAATAAAGAAACTAAAGAAATGGAACTTACACCTTTCAAAATATTCACTAAAAAACAATGTGAGTTAACTAATGGTATAGCATTAAAAGAAGGTCAACAAGATACTTACGATGATTTAATGGTCTTGGAAGATAAGGAAATTCAATTCTGGATTCGTAATAAAAAAGAACCTAATAACTTAGCTGATTTAGGACTTACTTGGCAACAAGTAAAGGATGATTATAATGAAAAGAAACGTCTTGAGAAAATTGAAGGGATTAAATCTGATACTGAAACATTTAAGGATAAAATTAAAAGGTTAGAAATTGAAGAAATTAATGAGATGAAGAAAACTTCAATTATCCCAAAAAGACTTGCTAATTTTGCTCATTTTAAAGTTAAAGAAGATAAAACTGGCAATCCCAATATCTTTATTATTTCTACACAATGGGGAGTTGATTTAGGTACAGTTGAAGATATTTTTAAATATGAATCTTGGGCTGTTCAGAGAAGTGAATGGTATACAACCCAAAGGTATAAGAAATATAAGACTTTTGAATTCTGGTTAAAACATCTATGGACTGAAGCCAAAATTAATGATGATGATAAAAAAGCTACTGCTATTGGGAAAGAATTAATGATAGCTGGAATTGACTTAGAGGTTGAAGATTATCAAAAGATGGAAAAGAAAAAAGAAAAAAATGGAGTCATATAGACTCCATTTTGGTTATTTAAGATAAAATCCTAAAGGTCTATATTTTAGGTGTTTATTTAAGTTTTCAGCTTCATTAGCTGCTCTTTCTAATTGTTTATCACTACGTAGTCTTTCTAATCTACCATCAAGCTCTTCAAGAATTTGTCTTTTTTCTTCATTAGCTTCAGTGATTAATGTCTCATAATCCATTGTTCTTTCAGCCTCTGGTGGCCCAACAACTCCACCAAATTTACCTCTAGTTCTACCTAAAGCTCTTTTAGCTTCACTCATAAATAATTGTCTTATTAAGACTTTAGTTGGTTCATTAAAATCTGCATAATCTAATTTAGCTAATGGCACTTCATTAGGTATTGTGATTACATCTGGGTTTAATCTCCTACATTCTTTTACTTTATCTGGGTCAGTTCCAGTATCATAATAATGGTACCATACTTTACAACCTTGTAGACCTACCGCAGTAGGACCAGCCCCAGCTCCAGCACCACCACCTATACCAGCACCACCAAATGATAATCTAGAACCAGGTGTTGAGATAAGGTGTAATAATCTAGTTCCGTCAGGACCAGCTGTTAATTTATATATTAATTCACTTCTAAGTAATCTATTTTTAAGATTAAAATCAGACGCTGTAAGTAAAACATCAAACGCTGGGGCTACATAGTAACCACCACCAGCACCAGCACCAGAGGCACCGTTAGCACCAGCACCAATACCCATTTGTGCAAATCCACCACCATAACCAGCATCAAACCCACCATAATTAGCGAATAATGCAGCGTCAGTTGTTGGTGGGGTTATCCATAAAACTTCGTTTACTTCTCTACCAGCTGGAATTTGATAAACTTGTCTTCCAGCTTCAACTTCAACAAAATCTTTTTTAAGTTCCCATGGACCTCTAGCTTGTAAACCAACTTGTTTTGAATAAGCGTAAGTGTATTGAGTTGTAGAATCAAAATCTCTTACTGATAATGCAAATGCCATATCAGTAGTATCTATATTTTTTCCTAATACAGATTGCCATTGGTGTTCTATCAACCAATTTTGTACTCGCATAGCGTAATCCTCAGTAGATATCTCTAAAAATGTACATAATTGTTCATCTAATAATTCAACATCTCTTATAGGTGCGCCTAACGAATGTTTAAATTGTCTAAATATTCTATCTTTATCTAATTCTGGTACTGCCATAGTGTTTTATTTATAAATATCTAACTTTTTAACATTAATTCACGCATAGCTTCTTTTTCTCCCCTTACTATAACAAGTAAATCACTATAATAATCGAAATTAGGTGTATCACCATACATAGTTTTCATCCTACAATAACTAGATTTTATATGAAGAGAAAACATCTGTTCAATAAAATAAACAACTAAATTATCTCTCCAATCTTTATTATTATCTCTCATAAAACAATGTATATCTTCTATCGCCATTTCTAAGTATGTTTGCAATTGTTCAACTAAGATTTCTTCTTTAAGTTTAAGAACATCTAACTCCTTAACTACTTTTTTAAATAAGTACCGTTTATTCATATCTGCAAAAAATTAAACTATTATAGTATTTATTATCTGAATTTTGTAATACACGTACCCCAATATGAGTGAAATGAGATGTTTCTATTATTTTTTTATGACCATCACTCTTTATATAGGCATTAAAAAAACTTTTACCAGTTGAGTAACCATAAGCTACGTTTTCACCGTATAATGTAGCACCCCTTCTAAATAATTCATATCTTCTCTCAAAAGTATTATCATGAGATGGTTTACCTTTATTAATCATATATTCAGTATGTTTATAAGCTAAATCTCTACATTGTTTTTCAGGTATTAATTCAGGAATTCCAATGGATTTTCTATGATAATTTATTTCATCCAATAATAACATTTCAAAAATTGTTAAAACAGAATTTTTAGGTGTGTACTCAATTATATCTTCTTCAGATATTTCTAAAGTTGTACCATTAATATTCTTTTTTCTTAAGATTAAAAAAGTGGTTATTAAAGCTACCACTAAAATAATTGGTAAAATAACATTCATGAGTATTATTTATATTTAGTTACTTTTTCATTATATAATTCTTTGATTTCACACCAATTTAAATTTTGTTCATATATGTTAAATATTGATATAGAACCTATAAAACTACCAGCAAAATTCTGTTCAATCATTAAACCTAAATCTTCTGGGTCTTGACCATCAAAGGTCATACTTTCTAATAATCCTTGTGTCCCACCACCAATACTAATATTGTACGGTACTCCAAGTTGTTTTTCTTGTAAATCATTTAATCTCTTAGGAATAAATTCATCTAATTCTTTAGATACAAATATTAAATTTGAATTAATATAAAATTTAAATCTACCCTTTCTTGCTTTACCATTAACCAAATCGCAATCATTATAAGTGTCATTATTAACCCATTTAACTACAATATGTTCCCATTGGTCATCGGTAACCATACCACTTAAAGAATATTCCTCACTAACTTCCACATTTACACAATCAGCTGATAATATTAACATTCTATATCCAATACTACCATCATCTTTAATTCTGAATCCTAAAGCGTTACCTATAATATCAGCTTCTTTATCTAATTCCATCACATCAGATGTGGTACCAGAAAAATCCCTACCAGCTCTTACTTGACCATAACCATCAGCTGATTCAGTGTTAGAACATAATTGACCATTTGACCTACCAAATATTAAAAATGGGTTTAATGTGTTAGTAACTTCTTGTTTTATTATACTTGAATATAATGGTTCTCTTTTATAATCTCTATTAGCCCTTACTTGACCATAACCATCGGCTGATTCAGTGTTAGAGCATAATTGACCATTTGACCTACCAAATATTAAAAATTGATTCTCCATTAATTTAACATCTACTGGTGGTGGTGATAAAGGTACGTTAACAGTTGTTGCTGAGCCACCAATTGTAATATTATTAATATCTACATCAATTTCTTTCACATCCATACAAAAATCGGTAGAACCTGAAGTGCAACCTGTGGTATTACCTGTGAATATATTCCAAAACTTATTTTCAGCCCTTGTACCGATGAAATAAAAGAATCCTTTATTATCTGGGTAAGTATCGTTTAAAGTCGTTCCTGTGGTCCCACTACACGCTGTATCGGACTTATGTAACCAAGTCTCTATTGACCAACCCTTTTGATATCTATCGGGTAGTACTTCATAATCAAAACCATCTAACTTATAAAATCCTTGATAAAATCCACCACAGAATTTTGCATAGTTTCCTGTACTAGCAGTTGTAATGATTTGTTCAATAGGATATGTGTAAACTCCTGTGTATCCAGAAACTTTATTTAATGTTAAGAATTTATTATTAGCACTAATGGTTAATGTAGTCCCAGTTAATTTATCTAATAAATCTAAATGACCAAAATCATCTGATTCTGGGTTATAATATACCCTACCATTATCTAAACCAGTTAATCCGTAAGTTGTTGCAGTTAAACCACTAACCACTGCTTCTGACCATGGTTCAACATTTGTTATTTGAGGAATTGAACTTTCATAATAATAATTAAAGTTAAATGAAGAGATTAAATATATATCAGCATTAATTGATGATGTTAACCAATCTTGATTATCATAATCTTGATTATCCCAATCACCAATAAAGACACCATCAGTAGTGTAACCGTCAGTGTTAAGATAAAAATCGTAATACTCACTATTGCTAACTCTGAAGTCTATACCGCTAAAATTATAATTTCTTATATTTGTCATTATTTTCTTTTTCTAATAACTGATTTTTCATAATCTATACTCAAATCATTCTTTAATAGGTAATCACTACCTAATATCCCTACAATTCCAAAATCTTCCCTAAAAGTTCTTAGATTTAAACCTTTAAAGTTAAAATTTGTAGTGTCATTTTCGTTACGCTTAAACTTAATATTTTTTAAAGTGTAGGTTTTTTCTTGACCACCAACTCCATTAACAAAACCAATTGGTTTTGACATATCTATCCCATAACCATAAATATACATAGAATTTAAATCTAATACAGAAATAGCAGCACCACTATCAATTAAAAATTTTGCAGTTACCCCATTCAATTCTGCTTCAATAATTGGTAGATTATTAACAATAATAAATGGGATATCTTTTTCGACTTTAACACACGAAAATGTTAATACTGTAAGTAAAATAAGGAATAATTTTTTCATAGTGTAGCTATTTTTATATAAATATCATAAAATACTTATAACTAATAATTAATTACTATGTTGTGAAAGTAAATTGTTGTTTTAATAATTCACCATTTAAATATAGTGAATTAAGAAATAACCATTTTATTAATTTTCTAGGATTAGCACCAACTGGAAGTGAAACTTTATCTTTCTTACCACCTAAAATAAAATAAGTGTTAATATCATCATAAGATAACTTAGGTAATCTAGTTACTTGGTGTAATGGGTTATCATAATCTACACCATCTAAAGTGGCAGTAATAAAATCAGTAGTAGTTGCACCACTAGTATTTGCTGAAAGGATTATTTCACCTTCATCTTGTATTGTATTCCCACTTAATGTATCTCCCTCAAATGCCCAATAAAAATCTTCTAAAGTGTGTTCATTTTCACTTATTAAAGAAAATTTAAAAATACATAGCTTTTTATCTTGAAATATTTTGTCACCAGTATAAGTAATATGGGCGTTAGGGTATTGTCCCAAATTTAATGGGTTGGTATATATTGAAGTTATTCCACTTAGAGTCATAATTTTGTTTTTATATAAATATAAAAAATTATAGAGTTGTTCCAGTAAACGTATTACTAAAATCAGAAACATTATATAAAGTATCTGCGGCTTTTACCCTAAATGTGTATGTTGTACCTGATAATAACTCTGTTACAGTTGCTGTGCTACCAGAAATTTCTTGATGTGGTAAATAATCTTGCCAAATTGTTGAACCAGTACTAACACCGTCATTTATCCATACTTCATAAAAATCAATTGGTCTATCGGGACTTGACGGAGGTGTAAATGTTAAATCTATTGAATTTGTTGTAATATTACTTCCATTTAAATCTACCACAGCATCTGGTGTTGTAGTGCCAGTTATATACCTAATTTCAGCACCTCTTATTGTTTCCCAATAATAAACCGTTCTATCCACAGTACCACCATAATTAAACGTACTACCAGTTGGTGTAACTAATCTAGTGGCGTTACTAACTGAAAAAGTAGTGGTATTACCAGTAGAACCACTTAAAGTTTGTTTAACAATTATGTAGTCACGAGTATATTGATGTCTAGTAATTAAATCACCTAAAGTGCCAGTTCTAACATCACTATTAATTGAAGTAGCTAAATTTGTAGCACATTGAATATCAGTTCCCGTACAATTAAATTGAGTCCCAGTTGTTGACCCAGTAGTAGCAGTATATGTTAACCCATTTAATGTTATAGTATCCCCAGTTAAAACCCCTAACGTTGTAATATAAATTTCAGAATTTCTATTGGTCTCTAAAAAAGGGTTTAAATAAACTATAGTCCCAGATGGTATTAAATTAAAATTTCTTTGACTATATGTTTTATCATCTAGACTATCAATAAATGTTAACTTTGGTAAATAAAGACGCTCTAGAGTTGTTATATCTCTATGTGTAAATCTACCACTCGCATTAATCCATTGAGTTTTTAATTCAGTCATGTTAGGGTATTTTAAATGAGTAAATTTTGAACCACTAAATACATCATTCATATTCCCACTAGCAAAAGTTCCAATTACTGATGGGTATTCACCAAATCCCTTAACTCCAGTATTAAGTAGAGTATGATACCCACTAGGACCATCAAAACCAGTACAATTTGGAACCCATAACCTTTCCATATTACTGGTTGAATCAGCAAAATCTTGCCCTATACCAGTAACAACACCATCAATATCATAAAAATATGTCATAGACGATGCAAATGACCCTGTATTAAATTTTAATTGTGGGATATTACCCATACTTGATGGAATGTGAAAACTAATATTATCACCATCAGTTTGAAAATTTTTAACCTTATAAAATGATATTCCTAATTCAGAAGCTATTTCAGTTGTACCAGATATAAATGATGATATTCCACCAATAAAGAAATTTGGTGGTGGTGGACCCTTCTTATGGTAATATTTTCTTAAAATACCCATTATTCTAACTCACCTTTTAACCAATATTCACCAGTATTTCCAATATGGACCATCATAGCCACTTTATTAGGTAACATTATAGTACCATCTGGATTATTTAAACTACCAGTACCTTCAGTATGTAACCAATTAGCAGTACCAATATTAATGAATTCAACCTCAAAATTTTCAGTTAATCCAGAATCATAAGTAATATTTTTTGAAGTGGACGCAGATAAAACTAAAAGAGTGTTATTATCGCCACTTAAAATTGTGTAATTATCTGTAATATTCTTTTGTTCATTAGATAAAGTATATAAACTCTCAATCCATTCTTTTGTTATTAAATGTTTCCCAGTAACTTCACTAGTAATTCCACTTATTGTTGTTGAAGGTGCAGTTATATCGCCATTTCTTAATACGACCAATGCGTTACTTCTAACGGAAGCAGTCCAAGCCGCACCAACTGGTGTGGTGTGAGTTCCATTACCAACAATTAACATTGGAGCTGTAATATCAGTACCATCATTACCACTTGTTATATCAACATTTGCGGCACCTAATACTGAAGCACCTACACCACTCCCCTTTGTAACGGCTGGTCCCCATACAAAACATGCATTACCATTATTAACTCCACCGTTTCCACCAATAAAATTAAACCCAGTTGAACCAGCCGTAGAAACAAAACTACCAATAGCAAGACTACTATAACCAGCATTAGTTATGTCATAACCAAAGCCAACTGAATAAGTTCCAGTTAAGTTCATTAAATAACCAGTACCACCAAATGCACCATAACCAGACGCAATAGAATCTTCAGAATTAATTAATACGGATTGAGAACCTGTTGCACCTACAGTAGATGATACCCCATAACTAGTACTAAAATCTAAAGCATTAAACCCCACATTACCATAATTAGCAGCTGTTCTACCTGATATTATAATACCATCCCCATTTCCCTCATCAATCCTAATAAAAGGTGTTTGTTGACCTATTATTACATTATATGTACCACCTGATAATCTAGTAAATTCTAAATCTCCAGTTGAGCCATCAAATGTCCCACCAGTAGTGTAATCATCAGCAAAAGAACCAGTCCCACCACTTGTACCACCTGATATTCCAGTAACTTCAACTACCTTACCCGTAGCAGTATCTCTACCTAATAATTGATATGTAATACCAGTAAAGGGTGATAATGAATTTGGTAAAATAATCCCTCTGGTTCTGATATTTTGTAAAGCATCAATATTGATTGTATCACCAGTAATATTAATTGGAATTAGAACATCATCAACACCAAAAACAGTTGTACCAGATAATTGAGTACTGGATAACTGAAATTGTTTAACTTGTCTATTATTACTAAAATCTGGTTTGGTTATGAAACTCATAAGTTAATTATTTATTTATATTATGTAATGTCATCATATTCACTCTTTTCTGCGGGGTTACCTTCACACTTCTTGATAATATTTAACCCATTCTTACTTACCATCCTATATTCCATGTATCAGTACCCACTTTAATCAGTGTTCTTTTAGATGCTTTAGCAACTGTTGCAGTCACACCATCTGGTACATTATTAAAATTTAATATCACACCAGCACCAGCTGTTATTGTAGTTACTCCATTACCTTTATTAATTATTCTAATGATTGTACCTATTGTAAATGATGTAGTTGAATTTGGTGGTACTGTAAGTGTATTTGCACTAGCATTATCCATAGTAACTATTGACCCATTATCTCTTGATAGAAGTGTATAAGCAGTTGAAGTATCTTGATAAATATCCCTTGTACCTTTAAGATGTCCACCAGAAGAAAATGTACAATCAACATCACCAACTATAGCAACATCATTTTCAAATTGTGATGATAAATCAGTGAAGATACTTAGTGCTGTACTAGTACCAACATCACTAGAATTAGATATTTTAAATGTATCAAGTGTAGAATTATCTACACCAGTTGACCAGATTTCACCACCAGTTATTTCATAATGTAATACTGCATCACCAG